GGAGTATACCGCACTATAAGACGTAGTGTCAAGCGTTTACATGCAAGTTTTTTCAAAAAAATAAGAGACACGCTTAATGTCTCTTATTTCTGGGCTTTCCGCATATTTAACAAACGGAGATAATTTGATATGCGGATGCTTTTGGCTCGTTTCTGTGCTTCCAATGTGATTTAGGAATACAAAAAGAGCTTGATTAACAATGCTTTTTAAATTTATGGGGGATTGAAGGACTGTACCCTTCTCATCACCGGGTACCCTTCAATGTGATTTGATTATATACCGCGTTTCAAATTTAGGCAATGTGAATTTTGATTTTTTGAAGAAAAGAAAGAACCAAAGAAAAGAAGTGAAGTATATTATATATATTAATTATATATAACTAATAACTAAAATATATATATATATGTGTGTTCGCAGGCATTTTGATAACATTTTGAGCCGATTTGATAACATTTAAAGCACTTTTTCCGCTTGATGTAAAAATCGCTGTAACCCCTTATTTTTCAAGGTTTATAACATTTTGTTAATTAGCGTCACGTGACGTTTTCGTGATTCGTCACGTGATTCGTCACGTGATGTTTTCATAATTCGTCACGTGATTCGTCACGTTACAAATAATTTTTCTTGGTGTATCAGCGCACTATAATGAGTTATGCACATTTTCCACAGCGCACTGTTGATAATTACTTTTACTGCTTCCGGCTTGATATACTCGCCTGCATGAGGCTGCGTAATTTGCTTAATCCAGCCTTTTGTGCCTCAGATGATAGTTATATCGAAATATCTTTTTTCACACCGATTTGAAATTTCGCCCAACTAACACTCTGATATTTTGTGCAGTATTCCTATTGACAGAAGCATTATTTTATGTATCACATTTTAGCAATAAAAATAGCCCCGGGGACATCAATAATCCTCGGGGCATTTTCGTGATATAAAAAAGTCGGTAGGTAATTTGGTTTATAAGTTACATTTGTCTGAGCTGCTTAATTGAATAAGCTGTACCATGTGTCAGCTCCACACTCGCCATCAGGTGGAAGTCCTTCGGACCTCTGGTAGGCAGTGATTGCCACACTTAGATTGATTCCACATACAGCGTCCATTTTTCCGCTGTAATATCCCTTTGCTGCCAGAATGAACTGACACAGGTATGTGAAGGTTCCCTGCGTGCCGTTTTTGACAAGTGCCTTGCCTGCTATCTTTTTGCAGGATTTACCAAAGGCTGTGTTCGATGGAGTCAGCGTGGCGCCGAACTTCTTGTTGACAAGATACTTCCACACTGCAAGTGCTCCTGCCCTTGATTTTGTACCGTAATCTCCATCTGTTGCCAGCTTTGCTCCACGGTATTTTACAAGTGTATTGCCATAATTGCAGTTGAGCCATTCCTGGCCAAGTTTTACATTTGCCTTACACGTTGAGCCTGAGCTTCCGGATCCGGATGCTGTTCCGGATGATGCAGGGTGCTTTTTTCCGGTTGCAGAACCATTCTCACAATTGGTTGCCGTGTGATGCCCCTCGTAGAGCAGTATATCGCCCTCCAGGAGCCAATTCGGGCCTGTAAGGTATTTACTATCCGTCATAACCTCAAAACCCAGCGCTTTGAGCGTTTTACGCATACTGCTGGTGCTTACAAGTGATACATTCTTGAATGATGATATATTCAAGAGATATCCTACAGCCCTTATATTCGACATAACTCCTGACGAGCAGTCAGCCTCACACGCTATCGTTATCTGCGATGGGTCATAATGGCTCGCTTTCAGGTGAGTCCAGTATGTTCCACGGTGTGTCTGGCAGTAACCTACAAGATTGTTCTTAGCAGCTTTCTTTGCCAGTTCTGACAGCTTTGCTCTTACCTTTGGATCCGGGTGCCTTAATACTACGTTCCATGGTCTGCTATACCATGGTATGAGAGCCCACTCACCGCCTGTCTGGTCTCCCGGTTTACCGCCGGTCAGTTTACCACTTTCATTGTGTCCACAATTTGATATTAAACTCATGCTTTTCTCCTTTCTGAGCTTTAATTGGCTTTAATTACTCTTTGGGTCTATTCTTTGATGAATTATTTATTTTTCCATCGTCAAGCAAGTCTTTCACCGCCCTAAACCACTCATCTATTAAATCCATCAGCATATCATCAGTCATAAACAGTCGCATCCAGCCCGGTAACTGTTCTTTCAGTTTGTGCCACACATACAACAGCTTATAATATCCCTGTCCGGATTCCGTATACATGTGTTCTGCGTCCAGAATCAGCTCATATGCCTTTTCTCTGAGCTTGTCCAGTCCTTCCAGCTTTGCACACTGGATCTCGTAGACGATAACGATTGCAATCAGTATAACGAATACTGCACAGATTACCGGTATTGGTATCTGGTAAAAAATGTAAGCGAGTGAATCCATAATTGTTTACCTCCTGTATTTGCTTTACATTAAAACAGCCATATGACTGCGTATCTGCCTTCATATGGCTTTTAAATCAATTTTATGTGTATTTGTTCATGTAGAATATTTAAGCACCTATATAAGCCTATATAAGTACTTTAACGTGCGCCACCTGTTATGTGGTCTACAGCCTGCATGTTTAGAAAGTTCTCCAGGTCATGCTTTGCTTCTTTTTCATAGTCAAGAGCCGAATGCATGTCACCGTTGCATTTAGCATCCGGTATTCTTTGTACCGCCTTGGCTATCGCCTCCGACAGTGCGAGCGAGCCATCTATAGCCTTAAGCATTTTGTACTGCAGCTGTTCCCGGTTCTTCTCTTTCTTGTCAAGCTCTTCTTGTCTCTTTACCCTCTCCTGTTGCTCCTGAGCTGTCCTCTCCTGAATTTTTTTCTCGATTATCCAAAAACAGAAAGCTGTTATTGCAGACGGTATTCCGGCAGCAAGTAATAATTCCATAATTATGCTCCTTCCGTGGATTTTTAAGCATATTCTTTAGATTTTTAAACAATTTCTTTAAAATTCCAAAGGCTCTGCGCGTATTCGGTGGCTTGTTTCGTTGTTCTGCCTGATTATTTCAAGCTCTATATCATCTGCATCTGCGTATTTTCTACACTCGTATTCCAAGCAATCAAGCTCTTTTTCAATCTCTGGCAGTTCTTTTGTCGGAGTCCCCTTGATTAAGAATACAAGATCATATATAACGGACCACAGTTTAGAGACAATCTGCAACTTTGTCATTTTTCGCCCTTCTTCTTTCTGAAAATGTGGTAATGAGGCTTTTCTTCGCCAAATAGAGCCCATCTAATCAGGTCTCCTAGATAAATACCGATGAACGACATAAAATACCATATCAGGCTAAATTCGGGGCATATCTGCCCTAGTACGTTTCCGGGCATGTTTGAGTAATCCCACATGTCAAGTCCCAGGCATATATTCAGAATCACCCCTGCTATAAATTCAATCAATGTTATTTCCAACGAGGCTATAAGCATCTGCAGGACCAGAGGCATACATCTCCTCGTTTTCTCGTTGATTAAGTCACATAATATGAAGCATATTCCTCCACATATCGCCATAGAAAAAAATGAGTAGCCCCTAAAGGCTACCTCTACTGCGTAATATAATACTGCTCCCGTGATAAACAGAAGCGTATATTTTAGAAATCTAAGCATAACTCACCTCCAGGTCTATAAAACCATTTTCTTCATGTAATCTTTCAGAACTTCATTCTGGAACTCTTCCGGAACTTTTGCTCCCCACTGGATCCGATCCAGATCTCCAGGTTTCGTCACCGACTTGATCCACATATTCAGGGCATTGCAATATGTTGTGTAGTATGATACATAGAACATTGCTTTATTGACGATGTTCTGCATGTCCTCAGCCGAGAAATACTTGCAAGGATGTCCGTCCTCATGGTACTCCAACTTTTCCTCTCCAGCTAACAACTGCAATCCGACAAGGTTTTTTCCAACACCGTTTTTTCGCCTTGTGCTATCGTGACATACATCTCTGCAATCAGTGATGTGTCAAATGGCAATATAGACTCTAACGTAGGTGTGGTACCTCTTATCATGCTATCCCCCTCCTAGTATCTAAATCTAGTAATAGTGGTTGTTTTAGACCACAAACTAAATGTTCCATTTTCACCGTATGCTCTTACCATTACAGTCGCATCATCCATTACATCAGCAAAAAATTCATCTGTATAATTCATTGCATAAAATGATGTATACGTTGTATCAAATTCTTTGTAAGATCCATCTGCTTTTGTAACTTTAACTTTATAAGACGTAGCATTTTCTACTTTGTTCCAATTTGCTGAAAAAACTGCATAGTTAAAATATCTTGATTTGTAATACGATGCATAATCCACCACCGGAGTAGCGAGGACGCATTTCTCAAGCCACTTTTTTGCGGCGTTGTCGAAGGCTTCTTTCAAGGCATCGTCTGGCTCGAAATTGACATCTGGAATCTTCACAGATGGTGGGTTCAATTTCGGTGTGCAGGCAAATACCGGCACCACATTAAATACGCTCATTGCTATCACACAGATCATAGCTATTATTGTTCTTTTCATTTTTCTACTCATTGTTTTCTCTCCTTTATTTGCTCAAACTATTCTGTAACAGTTCCGTTTCCGGATTTATAGATATATTTCTTCCTTACTTTATCGTACAGACAAAGTGTTCCGTCTGACTTCTTAACCGGGATCATGTCCGCAACAAGGTTTCTTTCGGAATAGATTTTCGCATAATAAATTTTTCCTTTCAGTCCAGTTCCAGCAGCTTCACCATTTTTGCTCATACATCCAATATAGAACGGGCTCGTCAATGCAAAATTACCAGCATTATCCAGAGTTACAGAATTGTTTCCAAATGTAGCAGTTGCTCCATTCTGCTTAATGACCCAGTTGTCTTCCCAAAATGCCATGTTTTTCGCTGCGCTTGACACTGATCCTCGAATAGCGTAGAAATTGTCTGTCACTGTGTAACCATACTTGTATTTATCATCCCTTGCGCCGCATATGTGCGTTGTCCCAGATTTGATATACAGCTTTGCTTCTGTGTTCGTGTTCTGATCCGGTAAAATCTCTGTATCGAAATAACAATTACCATCGACACTAAGCGATTCCAGTTCTGTGTGACTTTCGCTCGGATCAACTGTAATCTCAGCAACATTAACTGTACACTGAGCTGTATATCCACCATCATCCGTTGTTACTGTAACTACAGATGTACCGACAGCTTTTCCGGTAACCTTCCCATTGCTGACAGTTACGTTTGAGTTACTTGTACTCCACTTAACCGATTGATTCGTTGCATCAGACGGCTTCACTGACGCTGCCAGCATTGCACTTTCTCCCTTCTTGATGCTTAATGTATTCTCATTAAGAGATACGCCCGTCACAGGGATAACCGTTGGTGCTACAGACGCCGTGGCATATCCTATTCCAAGACTCCTAAGTTTTTGGTCAATGACAGGGCTGTAGAATGTGCGATACCATGATTCTACTGGATGCACTCCATCACCAACACCGCTATTTGCATTACGTGTATATTTGCTCTTATTCTTGGCTGTCATAGCAATTTGAGAATGCTTACGCATATCCAAATATGGCATATTCCATTTTTCACAGATTTCAATTGCTTTCGAATGGATGTTATCAACATGAGAATTATCTTTGGCGAAACTGTGTGGAATAATATACAGTTTGACAGCTAGAGGGTATGTATCCATGATATATTGCAATGCACTCTCTAATGCTCCGCAGAACGTCCCAGTGTTGTACGAAGCATCGTATCCGGATTCGATTGAGCCGATTGGAATGCTATTATTAGTGTCATTAACTCCACCATCAAAAAGGATTGCATCCGCTGCACCAGTGTAGTTCCTAATCTGCGTTACGATCGGTGTGTGTTCTGGGTTGGATGTAGTGGCAAAGTTCGCACCAGATTCTGCTTTATTAATCCACGTAGCATCTGCATACTTTTCTTTTAACGGCTGAATAATTCCAGTTCCTTCTTTCCATCCCCATCCAGCTATGATGCTGTCTCCAAATGCAACGATTGTCTTTCCTTTGTACGGACTTTCCGCGACCACGGTGCCCAAACCAGTTCCTGAACCATTTGCGCCTTTTGGAATACCAAGATTCAGTACAGGATTCTCGGTCGTTCCTGTGATCGATGCAGTGGCAGACTGTCCAGATTCCAGCGTGTTCACCGTTCCAATAGTAATATTAGGCGTTACACCTGTATCACCTTTCGCTCCGGGTTCTCCCTTTTCTCCGGCATCTCCTTTATCGCCTTTAGAACCTTTCGAACCGTTTCTGACCTGAAATGTGCTTTTTTCACCATTCGTTTTTGTCACGGTGACAATATTTGTACCACCATCTTCTGTCGATGTTGTTGTCTGCTCAACCCTTAAGATACCAACACCATCTTTTCCGTTACTGCCAGTTCCACCACTTGAACCAGATCCGCCAGTGCAATTTTTTTTCAAGTAATCTACATCTTTTGTCAGACTTTCGATGTTATCTTCCATAACGCCGCTTTTTGATACAGTCTGACCGATTGTCCCTTTGTATTCGTAGCGAAATCCATCCTGTAACCCAGTGTTTGGATAAGCATTTTGGTCTGCAGACGTTACATGTCCATAGCTTGCTGTGTATCCAACGGAATCTACATGTTGTGCACTGCTACACTTCATGACGTACATTTCAACCGATTTCTTTTCCGTAACAACGTAAAATGATGCATTCGTGGCAACTTTAAAAATTCCATCTTCGGCCGATGCTTTTTTCACATATTTGCCTCTTAGGGAATTCAACTTTTCGTAGTCACTAGAATTCGTTACATGAAAAGACCTTACCGGATCTGCAAGAACAATTTCGCCTTCTGTTTTTCCAATTCCATCACTGTAGTTAATCACAAAATCAGGCTTCATCCCAGGAATTCCCGCCATCCAACTCCCAAGACTCAGTGCTTTTTCTGCGGCCAGATTTGGAGTCAGATTGGAACTGAATTTTTCCCAAACATGCATATTAACAATCTTGTCTGGTGCTGATTCAAGATCGTTTCTGACAGAATCAACTTCGTCACTTACGCTTTCATTTTCTTTCCTTAATTCTTTTTTCAGATCATTCAGTGCCCGGTCTATCTTGTAGAATGCTTTCAGATCTGAAATGGTAGTGGATATCTTATCAACCAGTTCGTCTGTTGTTATATCCCCACCGTCTTTTCTTCGGATGGATACTCTGTCTTTCACAGAATCGTTGTCAGCGCTATGCATTGTGGTGTTAGATGTCCAATTTTCAATACGGTTTAAGGAACCGTTGCTCGAATAGTATGAGGCAATTCTCACTTCATACCCATCTGGCGGAGTGATGCTCTCGTTCTTGTGTCTGCTGTACAATACCGACACAATTTCTTTTTGTGAATCGATTATCTCGCCAGAGCTGCTGATTGATCCATACGAGAAAAATCGCATATCTGCTTTATCCTCAGTCATTCTTTTCCTTGCTGAATTCATGTGCCCTGTAAGAATCGGTACCTGTTCACGAATCTCTTTCTGGCTAGTTTTGATTGAGCCAACCTGTTTTCGTACAGCTTCGCCGGCAGACCCATATCTCGTTCCGTCCACTCCAACTCGAATATCAGTCAACTCGCTATTACCTGATGTATCATTGTTTTCTGCCACTAGATTGCTGATCTGATTCCTCGCAACCATATCAATAGCGCCTACTTTCCCATCCAGGTAGCACTGATGTATCGCATCATGAATGGCCTGCCGAACATCCTTGCCATACACTTTCGTTTTTATATTCCTCAACAATTCTGTTATATCTGTCATCTTATCCTCCTTACTTATTAAGTTTTCCGGTTAACGTGGAAAAAGAAACGCCGAATTCATACACTGAATTATCCGGCGTCAGTAAATCAATTTCTATTTTTGTGCACAGAAAATAGGTGTCTATGCCATGCGGAGGGGATACAACTCTTACTTCATCCCCTTCAGATATAATCTCTGTGTTTACATTGATCAGATGCAAGTCTACAGCTTTAACTTTGAGTGAAACTGACATTGAAATCCCATCATCAAGGTATACTTTTCCTTTTTTGAGTAGATTGTTTGCATCTGTAACATCATCCCACTCATGAGTCTTTGTAATCCTACCGAACAACTTAATTCCTGTTTCACTTTCGATGTAATCTTTTCCATCGTTTACTTCTGCTATGGTCAACCTGCCAGTTTCATTTCCGGAAGAATCTTTCTGCCTTTCTCCAAGCGGTATCAGCACGGTAAAAACATTCTCTGCTGTTATATATTCGGTAATATCAAGTAGATTGGTTCCGAACTCAATAACCTGAGAATTTGTCTTACCTGGCTTTGTCACATAATCAATGTATTTCTTGCTTTCTGATATCCTTGTTCTAAGATATCCTCCATGCGTGTTGATAAGCTTTTCCTTGATCTCGTTCAAAGTGTCCGGATAGACAGTCGAACTATAATGGACGTAATTATTTGAATCGGTAACTGTGATTTCTCCAATCGCAAACTTTTTTTCTTCATCCACTTGCTCATTATGATTATTTATATATTGCTTGAACAGTTCTGGCAGATCTCCGGCATAATCGTATGGGCGTTGAATGGAATCAACTAAATACGCAAGTTCTCCCTCACACACTGCTTTCTGCCGCTTATAAAAATCCTTTTCCGTATTCAGAAGCCTTCCATGAAACAACTCTTTAGACTGAACCGATTTTTCAAATGTTTGGCTGCAATAGGTATAGGAATACATTCTGAATGGTATGTCTCCCGTTGATACCGTGTAACTTGCAGATGTGAATCTGTATACCGTAGAATCCTCAGTTCCATCTTTCAAATCTCCATAAAAATATGGATATTGTTTATAATTTGAACATATCTCTGAACTCGACGAGCCCTCTCTATTTAATGGACTTGCAAGTGTAATTTTTCCCGTTGCTGGATCTACGGTTGCTCCACCATATATAACAGTAGTTGGTATGGAAGTTGCTGGGCCTTCGCTCGTCTTATCAGCATTCTTTAAAACATACATAGGATTATCAGACGATACTACTGATATAATCGTAGCCAATTTATTAATTTTTCCATACGCCACATTATTCGGCGGCATTGTAAACCGGAATGAACCAGCTTTGTTAAGCTCTCTTATTACTTTTGCGGATACAAACGCATACCCATCATTAGCAGCAAGAAGAGGAGAGTATATGATTTCTCCATCCGCATAAACTGTATACATCAGATCATCCCTCCTCTGTAGTCAATAGATACTTTCCCTTTCCCAGTAAAGGTCAGCTTGTTTTCACCAGCTTTGATGATAATTTCAAGCAGCTTATTTTCACCATTTTTAAGGTCATACGTTGTTTTCTCAAACTCGACCTTTAATCCGTTAGCTTCTTCCACATAGAATATAGGCACAACCTCTTTCTGGTTTCCGCATATGACAAACTCTAATTTGCCATCTACTGCGATATTTCCATACTCTCGTATTATTCCAGTTTCAAAGCTGAACGTATCCCATATCCAATCTTCCAGACTTCCGGATAATTCCATTTTATACGGCTGGCAATTTGCAGATATCACAACTTTCGCTGACACTTCATTCGACTTCGATGTAGATATCTCTATCGTTCCATCGTAGTAATAACAAGGATCTGTATCCAATGTGATCCTCATTCTTTTTCCGTGTATCTTCCCGGCGATATTACTTATCAGATCCAGCCAGTCAGCATACTTGCAATCCCTTGCATCAAACTCAAACTCCAGTTTTCTTGTGTTATACTGCATTTTCCCAGTCAGGGACTCGCTCAGATCAAGAACTCCGTCCCCTCCCGGGATTTCAATCAGCACCGTCTTAGGTTCTGGCAATCCAATTGTAATTTTAGTCAGTCTCAACCGCCACTCGTCATAAGTGTGATATTCACCAAATTTAACTCCTGTCATGTTATACACCTCTTTCCTCCAGATCATATCTCTTTCCGAGATTTTCATCGATGTACGGCGTAGTTACTTCTGCAATCTCCTTGCCGTCCAGATCAACATGTACGTGTGTTTCTCCTTCGATAACCACCTCTGTCTTGCGATCATCAAAAGACTGTCCGTTTTCCTGGTCAACCTTGTACGTCTGCTCTACGTTTTTATCAAGTGTAATCTTTCCGGTCTCGACATTTACTGCTGTCTGCATTTTTTTTGCAAGCTCCTGCATTTCCGATTCGGTCTGCTTTTCCAGTTTCGGCATCTGATCCGATACTCCTTCACCAATTCCGGGCGGAATCCATTTTCCGACTTCATCAGCAAACACACGTGATGGAGAATGAATACCAAGGGCATCTTTTACTCCGTCAACAATTCCAGAGAAGAAGCTTCTAACCTGGCTCTTGAACCATCCGGCCGCATTGCATATTCCATTCCAAACACCATGAACTATATTTTTTCCAACTTCGAGCATTCGACTCGGCAGATTGCTGACTCCGCTGATTACTGCTCCTACAAGCTTTCCGGCTGCCTCAGCACCTTTAGATCTGAGGTTTGCTCCCCATGAAGCAACTTTATTAACCGTATCACCTAACCATGTCCACACTTTTCCTGGTAAAGTAGCAAAAAAGTTGACAACTGATGATATTGTGTTAGATGCTGCTGTTTTCGCATTGGAAACCATGCTTGAGCCCCAAGCTACAATCTTTGATATCGTGTTAGTCAGCCATGTCCATACTTTTCCTGGCAGTGTAGTAAAGAAGTTGACAACTGCATCTATCGCATTTGAAGCATATTGGCTGGCTTTCTGGTACATATCAATGCCCCAGTTTACGATGTTGGTGATTGTATTACAAAGCCACGTCCATACTTTGCCGGGTAGTTCAGAGAAAAAAGTAACTATATTCTCTATGATTTTAGGTACCTCAGTGGTCACCCAGTTGATTGCATTTAGTCCAAACTCTATCATCTTGCCGATAACGTAGCCTAAGGCATGTCCTATCTCGTCTGGCAACTGATTGAAGAAGGTTACAACTGTTGTTATAACGTTGCTTGCTCCTTGGCTCGCAGTCTGTAGCATGTTTGCGCCCCATTCTGCTATGTTAGAGATAATTTGAGTCAGGAAGTTATATATTTGTCCGGGTAGCTGTTCAAACCACGTTCTGACCGCATTAACAGCCTCTCCTGCCTTTTGCGGTAATTGCTCAAACCACGTGACAACTGAATTAATAAATTCGCCTATCTTCTCCGGAAGGCTTTGCAGGAATGCAACTATCTCATCAAAATGCTCTTTTATCAAGATTACAAGATTTGCAACTGCATACACAATTCCGGCTACTGCTGCCGCTACCGCTGCTGGTGCACCTATCAGGACTGCTCCTACCGCTGCTAAAGCAATTCCAACTCCCATCAGGATGTCCTTAATTATGCTGAAGCCGTTTCGGAACATGTCTACAAAATTAGTCACTGCTAAAATTGCTCCGGCTATTATCGAACCCACACCGGCTATGGTGCTTCCAAATGTGCTGAAAAACTCTCCGACAGTTGTCGCCGCTGAACTTATGAATCCGCCTATTTTAGATACAACTGACGAAACAGTACCGGCAAGACCGGATATTTTTGCACCAAAGGCTGCCAATTTCGGAAATTGTAACTCTATAACTTCTCCAATTGTTCCAGCCCCGCCTTTCCAAAGTGCAAAGCCTTCCACAACCTTAGAGATGGTTGTCACAATTCCGTCTGCTCCTCCCTTAAATGTCTTGAGGATGCTAAAAAGCCCACTTACTGAGCTTGTCACTTCTTTTGCTACCTTTAGCGCTATTATTGCAGCTACTATCTTTCCGATAGCCTCTCCGACAGCTTCCATTGTTGCCGGATCCTGAGAATCAATTACTCCGAAGATGTCAGACAGCACATCAACTATGCCCTCTATGATATCTCCTGCTGCGCCAATGAATCCCTGCAGGAATCCACCAATTAGAGCTCCAACTCCCGGAAACTCCTGTTGCAGTCCTTGGCTGAATCCTGCCACAAAATCTTTTGCCGCCTGTATAATCAACGGCAAGTTTTCCTGTACTGAGTTTCCTATTGACGATAGCATCTCAGCAAAGGATTTTCCTAATTCAGGCGCATGTGCCACCATTCCTTGCAGAAACTGAGCAAATAATTCAATGCCTGCTGACAACATTTCCCCTGATACAGAAAAAAGAGCTTCCACTAGGTCAGATACCAATGTAGCTCCTGCATTTGCTATTTCTTCTTTGTTGTTGAGAATAGAGCCGATGAAAGAGCTTATAATGTTCTTCGCTACTTCTATCAGCTCTGGAGTTGCTTCGGCCGCCTTCTGGACTATTTCCGCCATTACTTCGCCGAATTTACTTACGACAGCATCAAGTCCTCCATCGTTGAATGCATCCTGCAGCTCCTGTACCATCTCCTGAGCCTGTTTTACGACACCCATAAGCGGTGTCTCCATTTCCTCATACAATGAGATAGCAAGCCCTTCAAGGCCTGATTTATGGATTGTTATCTGACCGCTCAGGTTGTCATTCATGGTCTCAGCCATTTTCTCTGCCGCTCCGTCACATGAGTTGATAGAGCTTGACAGTTTATTAAAATCATCATCAGAGGAATTTACAATAGCAAGCAATCCCGACATTGCTTCCTGTCCTCCGAGTGTAGCAGCCATTTGAGCCTTTTGGTCTGCTGTAAGTCCTGAGAATCCCTTGCGCAGGTCAAGCATAATCTCATTCAGAGACTTCATTGAACCGTCGCTTTTTGTCAAGGAAATTCCTAATTGGCTCATTGCTTTTTGAACATCATCAGTCGGCTTAGCCATTCTTGTTATGATGCTTCTCAGCGATGTACCTGCTTGGCTTGCTTTGATACCTGAATTTGCCATGAGTCCGATTGCTGTTGCACAATCCTCCGCTGAGAATCCCAGTGCTCCAGCAACCGGTGCTACGTACTTGAAAGTCTCTCCCATCATTCCGACGTTGGTGTTGGAATTTGATGAAGCTTGTGCCAATATATCGGCAAAATGAGATGCGTCTGATGCTTTTAATCCGAATGCTGTCAGTGCATCGGTTACGATATCACTGGTTGTTGCTAAATCTTCTCCGGATGCTGCCGCAAGGTTCATAATTCCTTCAATACCATTAAGCATATCTCCGGTTTTCCATCCAGCCATAGCCATATATGAAAACGCATCTGCTGATTCTTTTGCGCTGAACTTCGTTTTAGCTCCCATTTCCTTAGCCTTTTCGGTCAACGCTTCCATGTCTTTTGCGCTTGCCTGTGATATTGCTGCTACGTTTGACATAGATGATTCAAAGTCTGCACCGGTTTTAACTGCAGCCGTTCCGATTCCGGCTACCGCTGTGGATACGCCTCCGATGATTGCCCCTGTGGCTTTTAATGCTCCAGATGCGAATTTTCCTATTTTGTCGATGCCTGCTTGAAACCCGCTGGAGTCTACCGACGTATCAAATTTAAGAGTGCCATCATAGCCCAATGTTCATCACCTCTCATTTCGGGCAATCAATGGATTATCGGCGCATGATGGCTCTACTTAATCTGTTTTCCATTTTTTATTTTTACTTCAAATATATTTGAGCACTTTCGCCCCTTGCAGGCTACTCGTACTCCGTTGCACTCTGCCTCATTCGTATAAAAAAGAGGCATCCTGTACCCGCATTTAGGGCACTGGACCTGTGCATATTTGGTTCTGTCTATATTCATCCATACCCTCCTATACCAATCCTGAGATGTCTCCACCATTCTGGAGGGCTTCAAGAAGCATTGCTTCCATTTGTTCTTCTTTTTCTGAGCGTGGCAACGCGTGTATTCGCTTCATTTCGTTGTAAAATTTACGTTGTTCTTTGCTCATACTGTTTGATATCTTGATACTTCTATACCCCATTATCTTTACGAACTCTGTATCGTCCCTCAGCCCCTTAAAAAGGGCTCTGAACTTCCACCAGTGTAGATTCTCCACATCCTGTAAATCAATGCCGTATTGCTCCAGGAACGCTGCGTAAATATAATCATCATCATAGTCGAATGAATACACCGGCTCTGGTGGTGCTCCTTCGCCGGATTCCGATGTTTTTTTCTTCTTTTTTCCGCATCTGTAAAACCAGAGTATCTTATCAACCGCCTCTCCGATATCTGGTGGAATTTCCGGATAATACAGTCGAAGTGCTGGGATAACTTTATCTTTCGCTTCCAATTCTTCATCTGTCACAAGCATCTCAAACAAAATAGAGGTGCGAAAATCAGAATTAATCCGATAATCCACACCTCCAATTTCTACAGTCTCAGGAAGCAAGTCTATGAGCATATTCATTAATCTTTGTCAACGGCAGAAAAATTATTATTCTTTCGTTTCTTTTTAAACTCCTGTCTCCTCTGCTGTCTGTTCTGAACCCTTCCCGGGTTGTATTTTTCAACTGCACTGTCCATAAACATCTTTGCCTGATTAGATTCCGCTGAAACTTGTCCAAACGCATCAATTCTGATGTCAAGTTTATTGTTATCTCCGAACACCTTTTCAGATGTTCCTGCTCCAAAAAGCTCGTTGAAGTAGTTATCAATCAGTCTGCACTGGAACCTCATGGAATCTGCTGTTGATTTGTCAGCATAATTATTAGGATTCTTGATGTCCTCAACAATCTGAGAATTAAGCTTTTCAAATTTCTCTACTACATCTGCATCCAATAAATCAAGTTCTAAGTCAACTCCATTAATGTTTAATTTACTCATATCGTTACCTCCTGAATATGAAAGAGTGGGCTACTTACGCAGTAGCCACAGCCTCAGTGAATGTTTTAGTTTTGGTGTTGAATGTTCCAAGCACCGGATCTCCTACAGCATTAAGATTACCTGAAATAGTCTGTTTATTATCTCCGCCGTAGTCAGACGCCTCACAAGATACCCTGAACTTGCGCGCCTCGTAGGTGTCAGCTGCCTCTGCTTTATTCCAAAGCTCAACGACAACAAAATCAAACTCTGCCTCTTCTCCTGTGTAGTGGTTACGTCCTACCAGATAGAGCGCGTCTACAGCTTTCTCTGACACTATATGGTCAGCCTCATATGCGAACGATGACTCATACGATGTCACGCTTGATGATGAGCTGGTCTGATTGATATATTTTGTTGATTCAGTCTGAGCCCCCGGGCTCTCGTCAAGCGAAGTAAAACCCGCTCCCATGAGCTCATACTCTTCTTTTCCTGATGTGCCAACATTGAGATAGTTGGCAATCTGGTGTCTCATTACTGTTTTCATTTTGAAACCTCCTTGAAATAAACAAGTCTAAGTTGTATTTGATACCGGGCATTTACCATAGACGCATCGAATAAATACCCAGACGATAGAGCCTCTATCTGTTGAGCTTCACAGCCTTCCGGTAAATCCGGATATATTTCTTTAAGATTCTGTGACTCTATCCATGCTGAAAATTTCTCGTAAAACGAGCTATTCTGGATGTTCTCAGCTCTATCCATAGAATAATATTCTCTGCTGCTGAAATTGAACTGATATTGCCTTAATTCGCTTCCGTCTATGTACCTTTGTACAACCGGGTCAAACGGTGCTACTTCAATGCAGTATTCGCAAGGCTCATTTCCTAGTGCGTCTACCCTGAATACACCGTCTTTTAAGAGAGGACACGCCGATATATAGTCAGTAATGCCCCCGATGATTGAATCTGCTGACATTTCTATCCTCCAATCTTTTTTGCACCATCAAGTATGTTCTTTTTTTCCACAACTTTCATTCTCTCGAACCATTTTCCACCTCGGTTTGGGTCGTATGGTCTTGTCTGAGCAGTATCATAGTACTGCATACGCGCATATGGAGCTATATACTCAACAACTCCACTTCCCACTTTGGTGCCAAGCTTTCCGGATTTCTCTAACATTCCTGTTTTGAATGGTACTCTGGGGCTACACAATCGTAGCACCTCAGAGTCAACATATTTTTGTACCCGGCTAAATCCTTGTTTTCTGTTTTTTGCAAATGACGGATCCCACTTTAGCTCCGCTTTACCATTTTTACCTTGAATGATTGTTCCTTGTGGTGTTCTTATTGTCTGTACTGCCATTATGCCCCGCCTATCCTCCAGTGCTTAATATAGTCTGAACCACGCTCTGTATTATCAACATAGGTTCTGACTGTTATTACCTTTCTGTCTCTCTTTAGTTCCTCTATCTTTGAGGGCTCAATTAGTAATTCTGCGCTGTGGTTTCCACGCACAATATAAGCGTCTCGCTGGATTGTCCAGTATTTCATGGCATCAGAATCATTTAACTGCTTGTAAAGATGTTCTTCTAGGTACGTTCTGCCACTTTGGATTACTGCATTTTTAGGTATTCTAATTGTGCATGAGTCGTTATCCGCTCTATCATCAGTTCCGCCCACTGATTTTGTCTCAATAAATGACACGCCCTGTATCAGGGTTGGAATATAGGCTTCCCTGCGAGTAGTTTTGTTGACTCGCTTATTAAAGAGAGTGATTTCCTGATTGAACATCATATTTGCTCGACCTCCCTCTGTATGTCAGCCCGGTTCCGCTTAGGTATATCTTGATATCTCGTAGTGCATTCTTCTCTAAATCCTCCAGTTTGTTGTTGGCGTATGTTACCGACCAACCGTCCAGGGATTCGGATTGTATTGTGCCGGTTTGAGCGTGTACGAATTGAGCGTGCTTATCAATGGTGCTGCATAAAGCTTTTTTTACACTGTCCGGTATATCTGTCATGCTCTTTAGCCTTTGAAATGTCGCTGTGTCCAGCAGGGCCGTTGACCACATGAGGCTTTTATTGAACTCAGCCTCAGTCAGTTGGCCACCGATAGACACATAATAATCATAGTCCGCATATGGCTTGAAATTTGCCTCTTCTGACATTTTAGCTTCACCTCCTATGGAATTATGGTTAATACAATAAAAATGCCTTTAACGGCTATTTCTGTGTGTCAGAGTGTGCTTTTGCAACCTTCTTTGTCTTTGATTCATCGTTGGCAGGCTTATTTGCAGCTTTTAAGTCCTCATTTTCTTTCTCAAGCTCTGCAATCTTTTTGTCAGCGCTCTCCGCGTACTTGGCAGCCTCATCCAATTTAGCTTTTAAGTCCTCATTTTCTTTCTCAAGCTCTGCTAACTTCTCTGTTGGCTCTACATGCTCGTGGATCATATTTCCTTCAAGATCTGTTATGGTATATCCAAGAGCTATATATGCTGCTTTCTTTTCGTCAGGGATTCTAAGCACCCTATTGCCTTTTCTTGCCTTTAACATGGCTTTACCTCCTTAAAATGCCCCACGTATCACTACGTGAGGCTTGATCCTTAGGCTTCTGTGATATTGAAATCTATTGCATCGAGTTTTGTAGGGAGTGCGAATACATCCTCGAATGACTCCTCGAAGTAATCCCACTTGCCCTCTGAGCCTGCTGAAGGTGGATCCAACTGAGCAAACTCGTAATGAATAGGTGTAATAACAGCAAGCGGATGTACCATGAACATGTTAATCTGCTTAGCTGAGGTGTCTACGGCCCATCCTTCGGTGAAATCGTACAGAGTTTTCATCATGTCAGATGGTACTGATTCTGGGATTTCAAGCTCATCTATAGCTGTGATTCCACGCTTAATAGCCTGAGGTGTAGTTACATCGAGTGTCCTGTAGATGCTCTTGGCATTGTTGATTTTATCCCTTGTATCAGGTGTAACATAAAGGATACGTCCAGCTCTAGGTACTCTCTTCTCGTCCATTTTGCACATCATAGAATCTATAATCTGCAGCACGTTCTCTTCTGTAAGAACTGTCTTGTCGGCAGTTTTGCCTTTTCCTGTCCAGTCCGCATATATTTTAGATACGCAATATGCGTTCATCTCTGGGAATTTCTGCTCGTTGTTAAACACCTGAGTGATGTTAGCGATAGATGCAACCTGGTTTGTCTCGTCGATATCTCTAGGATGTACGAGTGTGCCCCATGTACGATGATTGTCAAGCGTTAATGTCTCCCATGAATTGTTGAAATTGCGCTTTTTGGTTCCGATGGTGTCTCTGTCTCCATCAACACGACCGCTTGTAGCGATTGTAGGAATCTTGATAGTAGATGAGTCTACCCATCTATAACGACCATTGTTTGGTGTCGAAAACAGCTTGCCAAAATATAAGACATAAGGGAACTGCTGTTCCAATGCCTGCTGGTAACCTGTTGCGTAGTTGAGTGGTGATTTTGTGAATGGCATAAATTAACCCTCCTTAATTCTCTTTTGGCTGTCTAATTCGAGTAAAACCTGCTCCAAATCCTGCTTTTAAAAACGGATTTTCGTTGATTTGCTCTGTACCTGTTGTGCCTGCTGCAAATCTCGGCATCGGTGGAGTCTCTGGATGATCTTCCGGAGTCGGCTTCGGTTCTTCCTCAGTTACAAACGCTCCTTTGTAATCGTCATTTTCCATTAGCTTTTGCATGTAATCGTCTGCTCCGACGAATTTTCCATCTTTCATCTGGAAATCCTGCTTTTTAAATGCATTTAAGACGCCCTCTCGTGCCGGCTTTGACGTGAAGTGATATCCGGTCATGAACATCTCCTCAGCGTGAGCTCTCTGTTCTGCTGCAAGCTGGTCTTTAAGTTGCTGTGTATCTGTGTTGTACTTTTTTTCCCAATCAGACACGCTTTTTTTGATGCCCTCGATATCCTGATCTTTGAACGAGTTGATTGTTTTATTGGCTGTATCAAGCTGTTTTTTAACTCCTTCGAGCTCAGTTTCCCTCGAGTCAAATTTGCTCTTTGATACATAATCTCCGCCAGAGAGATCAACTACCTTGATGTTCTTATCTGCATCGATAGCCTTTTCCAATTCTGCATATGTCATTGCTTTTGGTTCTTCTCCCTCTTTTGGTTCACCAAAGAGTGCCTTTAAAAATTCGTAAGCCATGTCTACTTACCTCCTGATATTTGATTTTTCGCTGATTTAGTTTAAATTCCGGTTCACTCCGGCATTGCTATCTTGCTTTTATATCTCTGCAAGCTCGAGAATAGAGTAGTTTATATGCCATTCCTCCAGGGCAATATAAAAGCAGACTACCTTTTATTGATAATCTGCTTTTTAAATGCCTCTCTGAGCTCCATATTGTGCCCGATAAGCATTTTTATTTGGTTGTATGAGTGTTTTCTCTGTTTTTCCCTTATAAGCCCTTATTTAGCCTATTTAACCCATAGGTTGGGAGATAACAGGATCACCGCCTTTCTAATACTTGGAACTGTCGTTGTTTTCCTCATCAACAAACATCCAGTCATCAGCCAGCATGTCCGCCTGAGATGCTAACCATCCCATTTGAACTCCGGACGTTCCGCAAAATGCGATAGCCATATTACCGATGGCATCATGTTCGCAATTCACGATATCTCCATCCGCTGTCTTGTAGGAAATACCGGTGGCAAGCTGGATGTACTGTTTCTTCCCATTCCATCCTTTACGGGCAACTTTAAATCCTCTCCTCAGATATTTGATCGCAAAACTGAAAGAGAATGTTGTAGCCTCTCCGCCCAGCTGAGGACAATTATTTTCATCCGCAATCTGCCATTCATCAGAGAGAATGTTCTCCAGTGTGTAGGACACTCTGTCTGTTTCCCGGATGTCGAGCTCTTCGCCTTCTTTTGTATGTATCATTACGGTCTCTTTGTCCGGGTTCCAGTACCAATATCCGCTCCATGACGGTAATTTAACCTTTGCGCCTGCTTTCATCTTGTCGAGTGCTTCTCCGAACTCCATGTTCGGTTCGTATTCAGTAGCGAACATGGCTTCTGTAATATAGATTTCAGGGCAGTTATTGTGGACCAGATCCTCATTGTAGGTCTTGTTGATATACTCCATTTTCTGCTCTACATTCGGATTTACTATAGTCTCTTCTTCTCCGGTCGGCATGTGAATGTAGAGAATAACGCAACTTAATTCATCCGATTTCTTAGCATCTGCGTACTTGTCAAATAGTTCTTTCTTTTTCATGTTTTGCATTTCCTTCCTTAAATTTTGTATAAAAATACCGTCACAAGCTACCGTGACGGTTTGTAGCTAAATTAATTCTATCGGCCTTTATTCTGTGCTGATTCGGCAATCTTTCCAATGTGTTTGTTGCTTTGCGCCGCATTTCTACTCTGCTGTGTAATCTTCAATGACCGGAATGCCGTACTCAATAGCAGATGTATTTTCGATCTTGCATCCTCTGGCATCCTGCCAGCCTTTCGCAAAGTAGGCAATGTCAGCACCAGCCAGAAGCTCCAGGGATTTTCCAAGGAACCAGAGCGGCTTTGCATCCACTGGAGCTTCCTGGAAGAAAGAATCAATAACCTCTACTGGCTCTCCGATCTTCTCTTCTGCACTCTTGATAGCTTTCTGGCGTTCTGCCAGGATGTCTGCATCAGACTTTCCTTTCATTGGCTGAGAAATAAATAGTTTCTTCATAGATTTGTACCTCCTATTCTTCTGTATGGCATGTATTTGTTATTTTACCGTATACATCCTCATAAAGTTCCTGCTTGTCACCGTTGTAGGTGTACTCAGCATAGATGCCATCTCCACTGATAGTCGTAGATGCAAGACACTTGTAATTCTGGAGTGTTTTGCATGACCATACCACGAATACATTTCCAAGGTCGATCTGAACCTCCGGTCTGTTCTTGTGGTACCATTCAACGAGTTTCTTCTGTGCTACACTCTCGAAGTGAGCCATTCCTGTGATAATCATAGTTGACCTCCTAATTTGATTTTTTATTCGCCCATACAGCCTTTCGGGCTGTAGACCTTCCAAAGTTGACTATCTTTCCGCTGCTATCCTTGTATGCAACAACTTGGGTTCTGTTACTCTCGTAATCTCTGCTTGTGTCATTGCAGAACTTCTTGAGCTCTTTCTCCTTGGACTTAAGTTTTACGCTCTCAGCCGTGAAATCATCCCTAATACAGCTTTCTAATTCTGAGTTGGTAGTTTCTTTGATCGCAGCATCGTAACTTGCTAAAATACGCTTAATCGAGCGAATATCACGCTCTATAGCTCTTTGTATCTGACTACATTCGTAATCAGTGAGCATATTGCCGTTGTATTCATACTTAGCTTTATCATAATCAGCAAGAGTTTCTTTTGAATATGCCGGCTTTGATATGCCTGGCCAGAATGGGTAGAAGCTGTGTCTACAATTCCAGCCACATAGCCCTGCTCCTGTCCCATATCCTGTTGATTCCTCAAAATTTGGATAATCCGGGGACGAGCCATGAATCTTGAATACTCTGCCTTGCCATTCAGCATGTGAAGGTCTAGCTCCGACATGTGCTGTCGTTTCATAGTATTCGACATCCATATCCTCAGCGTAAAGCTCTGTGAGCTTGCCTGCTGTCTGGTTTACCCCTGTCAGGACCGAACGCCTTATTGCAACATCTAGTTGTGAATGATGCCCTTTTCCATAGAGTACGTAGCTTCCGTCCTGTGCAGATTCCTTGATAGCCTGTCTGATTGCCTCATAGTACGAAAAACCGCCTGATGTTACTTTCATGTAGGCTTTATTCGTAGCCTCTAAATAAGCCCCTCCTACAGTTGAACCGGTAGTCATTGTAAGATTCTTAATATCGCCGTTGGTCTTTGCTATTGCAGCTTCTAGCACCTGATTCATAGCCGATGACAGTTTCAGGTCGATATCATATCCGGCCTTCAACAGAGGCTGTGCGTCATATCTAACTCCTTTGCGAGCTGAGTCTTGAAAGATTCTTTTTACCTCAGCTTCAGATTTTCCGGATATTCTTGCAACATCTTTCACAATGTCCTGCATGAGTTCTCCATTCTCTCTGAGCTGTTTAACCTGCCATTTAGCACTATCAGTCATTTTCCCGGTCTTTACTATCCTGCGAGCTATATCTTCCGCTAACGCCTGGTTCAAGGCGTCATACATGCCTAGGAGATAATCAGTGCAGGACGCCAGATATTCCGGTGTCAGCATGTGCCCTCTGAGTCAGGATTGCGAATATGATAAAAAGGGCATGAGCTTTTTATCTCTTCTGTGCACCCCTTTGGATTTTCATCGCAGTCAGGACACTCATGAATAAAAAAAGTAGGCTCCCTTGCCTGCTCATAATAATGCGCCATAGTGCGCCTCCTATTCTTCCGGTGGGTAGTTCTGTGGCTCTGCCTCCGGTAAATATTTTTTTGCTTCTTCTTCCGTGCATCCAAAATACCATGCATAGAACATTTCTATCTTCATTTTTCCGGCAAGGACCATAGACCATCGTCTCTGATACTCCACATCTGTATCTTCCAATATTGCATCGCCCCAGTAGCATGTTTTCTCTATGTCCCCCGGCGGTACTATCTGATACAGGTCACACAAGGTTCCCATGATCTCTATCAAAGTTCCCAGGCCATCGTCCCATGCTTCTTGCATACGGCTTACCGTGTTATATGACCTTTGCTTTGATGTCTTGATTTCTGTTGCTGTTTTCTCGACACTTTCGGGGTTTGATATGGTACCATATGCAAGTCCCACAAGGAACTCTATATGCCTGAGCTGTTCCTGTAGTCCATGATACAGAGCTGTATCTCTTATTTCCGGGCTGAACACGTTAAAAAATCCATCTGTGCTCTTTCCTTCAAAGTCGTATGTTCGATAAAGTCGTTCGCGTCCACGTGGTAGTTTTGGCTTACCGTCACGGTCGATGTCAAACAAATCGTCCGCCGCATCAATGGCTGTCTCTTTTGAAGCATATTCCCATTTGATACGTGTGTACTGCTCGTCTGCTCCCTGTATCGCTTCAACAGCTCGAGAATATACCGAAGCTCCCAGTGGTGAGTGTGGGTCTATGTTATTGCCCTTTGGCATCTTGATGTAAACAAATAAGGGCTTGTCGATGCCCTCAATAAATGTTTCCGGTTCCAGTCCGGCCCATTCATCAACTGTATCTAGTGATATTTCCTGCATGAACGGATGCTCGGCGCTTATCTGATCATCTTCTGTTGTCATGGTGTTTAACCGTTCTGAGCTGTACGCCTTATTGATAACTCTATAGCCGCCATCTTCCAAATTATGATGTTCGAGCCTGGTGTACATGTAATCGCCCACCCTTTTGGTCTCAATAAAAACAGCTCCTGTAATGTCTTTATCGCGAAATGCTGTCGGGTAGAATCTATTTGCATCAACAACATCTATAATAATCTTATCCGGTTTTCCTGTTACTGGGTCGCTACCGGACACATACGGCTTTATAGCAACTCCACCTAATGCGCACCACATTTCCATGATCGGTGTCAGGTGCTTTAGAAACATCTTCAACTGTTCGTTCAAAAATTCTGCTCTCTGGCTTCCTTCCAAGCTTAGCTTAAATTCTGTCAGAGTCAGTCTCGCGAACTCCTCAGATATGCTTGCCGGTAGGTTCATGGACTTTGTATCTTCCTTGCCGCCTATCCAAGGCGCTTGATTCTCATACATCTCTAACCAAATAGTGATAGCATTATCCATGACTCCGGATGTTGCTATCTGTATACCTAGTTTTTTCTCTAAATTTTGCTTGGGGAACAACTTTCCCACCACCTTTCTTATAAAATCCGCTATCACATGTTTGCACCTCCTATTTCTTGATATATTTCTTGATGTCTCGCTCGAATGTATACTCGAACGCATCCAATGAGTCTATATCGCTTGTGCCATCATCTACTCTCTCCAGTTCCAGGCTCTTAGGATTCCATACCGCCATGCTCAATGCCTGCTCGAGTGAATTACAATCCTCAGTTATCTGTAGCCTCTCCTGCGCTGCAAGTGATGTTGTAGCAAAAATTCTATCAGTAATCTTTGACTTGAGAGCGTTTACAATCTTGATGTCTCCATGTCCGCTATTCTGTAATGCCGTCTTAAAGCCCCTTATTAGCACCTGTTCGGCTGAGTCTGCGTATATCTTGGTAATATATCCGTATTCATCAATAACAGCCTCTATGAAGCGTATAAACAGCTCATTCAGTTTTTTAGGGTCAACGTCAAGTATTTTCTCTCCGGTATCAGGATCAAGCTCGCCCTCTACATACCTGCGTGACTTTAATGCTATGAGCTTTTCATATCCCTGCGTTTCTCCGACTGCTATAAAAGCATGCCCGGAGCCATTACCACCAAAATCAACTCCTACATGGATGTGGAATATTTCGCCCTTTTTAGCCATCGTTATAGCTTTTTCTTTAGGTATTCTGAACTCATTAACCTTAGATGCTATTGCTGTTGCAAGTCTGGTGTAAATAAGTCCGTCTGCAATAGTTCTCTGCCCCAGGATGTCCCTGATGTACCATATGCTGTCCGGATCATACTGGCTTATGATTTCTTCCAGTCTGTCGGGTGTGATGTTGATATTATCAAAGATTGTCATGTGGGCGTAATTGTAACCGCCTTTTAGGATTCCTTTTTCTGCTTTCTCCGCGTACTTATCAATGTAATTAACGTATATCGGGGCTTTCGGGTGTTCAGGGTTTAAATCCCAAAATATTTTACGCCTCTGAGACGCTATAGTACGGTTGAAAGCCTCTTTGATAGTATTGTCATGGTGCAGGTTAATCTCTGTTGCTATCCACATACCATAAGAGTTACCACGGATTTTCTGAAAGCTTGCTGATGAACCGCCACCGGCGAAAATAACTATCTTCTCCTTGAAGTTAGTATAAGGACCTCTTATAGCCAAGGCATCGTTATCCTTGTAAGAAGTCCATCTGCATTGTCCGCGGAAAATATGCTCAAGCCCGAACCCGTTCGCGTCACCTATATTCAGTTTAGCATTGGCCATTGTGGATCCGGTAGCCAGATGAAATTTATCTGGAGTGTCACATAGTTCTTTTGCAAATGCCATAATATTGTCAACGGTCTTTCCGGAACGCACAGCTCCTTCCAGGATGTTGTACATATTGTCTTGGCATTTTCTGATGTATACCAAATGCTTATCCGCAAAGTGATACGGTATCTGTTTGGTCAGCAGGACCGGTATACCATCGTTGAGCATCGAGAGCCATCGCTCGTAGCCCCATATCTTCTCTATAATCTCCGATACATCCTCAATCTCAACGCCCTCTCCTGACTTCTGTTTCTTTTCATACTCAAACTGAGCCTCTCTGAGCTGTAGTTCCGGATTGTAGCCGGCGGTATCTCTACAGTATGCCATAGCTGCTACATTACCTTTCATGGCTGTCTGTACTGCCATGATATTAACTACGTCTCCCAGAGTCCAACCGCTTGGGTCTATTCCAAGATTCTGTAATTGTTTTTCCTGTTTGGGCGATATATCCAGCTCCAGAATGGTGCGCATCGATTGTCTCAGGTCTCTTTTTTTTCGTCTCGCCACCCCCGATGCAACTCCGCCTTTTCTGCTTAGGGCTTCGGCTTCGGCTCGGGGTCTGTTCTGTACTAGGTTTTGCTCATTCGCCACACCTCCACCTCTCTTCTATAACGTCAAGAGAGCCCATATCCACCTCATATCGGCTTTCTATGGACTCTCTTTATATTTTTTATTGTCTATGTAGTTTAATGTGGCTTATTCGCCATATAACAGCGCCAATGTCTGTTTTCCTGTGTTGATTGCTTCCATGACATTGGTACCGATTTGTTTGTAGAAATCCGGATGAACCATACACTCATACGCTCTCGACATCTTTTCTCTTTGTTCTTTTGTCACATTGATTCTGAAATCTTTTGCTATCCTCAGCGCTTTTTTCATATCACCGGTCTTTATAGCCTCTCTAACAATATCGGTTTTCTTTGTCATGGTCTCCGCCTCCTTATTTCATTCTGTACTTTTCATACGTTCTAGGTGTCCACTCACATCCGTTATGTGTCGGATCTGTCTCTTTGCCTCTCTGGAACTCCGGCAATCTCTGCTCTGTCTTTCTGTCCAGTCCGCCGTTTTTTCTCTCATGGTCGAAATATCCGCCCCAGTCGCCATAGTCAAATAAGTTCATCTGCCTTGGCTCCAGTGCTTCCTGCTCATCATGGTACATATCAAGCTCTGTCTTTCCGGCTCTCTTTCCTTTCCATGTATGGACATCGTACACATATCCCGGAATGTCTCTTGCGTCTCTCATCCTAAGACTCTCTACCTGCTGATAATCAACAAACTCGTCAAATTCTTCATCCGTCAGGTTCCTGTCTCCCCACATGAAATTGCAGGCTACGTAATCTGCGTCCCTGTTTTTCCTTGCCATGCACAGTAAGATAACTGCCTTTGCTATGAATAGGTCGTTTGTCTCTCCCATCTTGGCTCTCTGGTTTACCAACTCGTCTGCCTGCTGTAATGCTATGATTTCCTTAGTCATTATTCCGTAGCAGTCCTCAGCCGATACTGTTAATAATCTCTTCCAGAGGTATTTGCGAAATTTTCCTCCGAGCTCGTTTGCTGCGTATGCTGCATGTGGAATATCGCATCTTCTTATAGCCTTCTGAATCATTGAACTCATCTCGAATAAATCATATCCGTTTGGTGTTTTAATGTTATAGCCCATCCTTTTAATCCTCCTGATGTTTGGTGTTGTTCTTTCTTGACTTTATGTTACCGCCATCAGGTACATCGAACAAGCGTTCTTGAACATTTAATTCATTTTCAGCAATAGCACGAATGTGATGTACTTTTAAGCTCCGCACATTTGTTATCTTTGTACATTAATGTGAGCCGTGTTCTTCTTGAAGTCGTAATCGTAGTACTGGCCCCACTTATTCATCATGGCGTATTGTATTGATTCATGAACCGACCGGGGCTCTGCGTATCCATCGTTGGTGTCCATCGTTGCCTGTGTGCAATAGTAAACCGGCTGGAGGATAACTCTGTTAAGCAATAACTCCTGCATTGCCATATCTATATCACTGGTTGCAGGGTCTTTTTCGTTATATTTTGCTTTGAAAGCTTTTTTATTCACCCAGCGTATATGTCCCGGCATAGCCTTAAACTGCCATTCCTGGTGATATACATATGGTGCCGGCTGTGGATTGTCATATGCGAGCCCTAAATCCAGGTCATATAATACCTGGGCTATCCTCTCGCACTCTGCTGTCGCTGTCTCCCTGTCCAGCTCACCGTTGGTGAACCTTATCGGGGCTTTATAATCCATCCTGTAAAGCATTTCTTTTACATCATCATCCACTATGCAGATAACATCTTCCGGTGTGTTCTCAATGATCCAGTAGAACGTAGACATAAAATCATGCACTTTTCCATGTGGTATAACGAGCAATTTGTCGCATCCTGCATCTCGGTACTGCTGTTCTTCTTCCTCTCTCACCACATAAGTGCAATATTCAAATACGTTTTTTGTCATAATGGCATGAGGTCTCATGTATGACATGACGTAAATATTAAATGTAATACTCGGCTTCATAGTATTTCTGCATCTTCAATCCCCATTTAGGGACCATATTCTTTGATTTCTCTTTGTCCAGGGTTCCAAGGAGTTGCTTGCACCTCATGTATACAAGATTTACCCCTGCTTTCCAGGCAAAGCCTATCGAAGCGTTAATCCTTGGATTACACTCCAGCAGCACCGGTTCAGCCTTATCAAAATCATCGAGCGAACTCTCCCTGTCGGTTTTCTTTAGAATGAAGTCAAAACATGCATTACCGTCCAGATTTGTTTCTTCGCATATTTTATGAACAATCCCGAACGCTTTTCGGTTTGACGCAATCTCACCATTTACCACGGCTCCATATTCCATATCATATCCTACATATCCAACCATGCTTATCACTTCTCCGTGGTCAGCAAGAACACAAACGCTATAGTCGATTCCGGGTGTATATTCCTGCACTATCACCTCATGTCCCATAGCGACAATCTTTTCAAAGTCGCTGTATGATATATAGCGGTTAATTCCGCATCTGTTGTACAAATTAATGTCATATGCTTTTTGGTTGTCTATAATGCAGAATCCCGCTCCTCCGCATTTACCGGATATCTTACAGCAAACCTTCCGTCCTTTTCTCATCAGCTCTGAATATGAATTTTCCGCCATTACCAGATTATCGCAAATGTACTGTTTCGGCATATACTTCTCGTACTCCATGCCAAAAGCTATTTTATCATTCAGGAGTTTGATTGATTCCTCGCCTGAGACAGATACATGCACTCCCATCTCTTCAAATTCCTGCTTGTGCTTTGCCATAAGCTCTAATTCAGCCGTAATATACGGTATGATGATTTTTGTATTGGTTTCTTTACAAACTCGCTTTAAAAACGGAATATAGCCCTCATCCGTAATCGGTGGGGCTACATATTGGTATCTGGTTCCGTGTCTCAGCAGTTTGTTTTTATCCATGTTCACGGCTACAACATCAACCTCGACACCATCATCATTTTGTGTCAAGGCGTCAACAATTTCTTTTGAATGCTTCGAGCATCCTGTAATTAGTACTGTTAATTTAGACATTTTACCCCTCCTGTTGTATAATTTGCTATTATATCTCTTAATTTTGTAGTATATTTTGCCATTCCGGTCACTTCATATCTGTCGTTTACCTTTAGCACCGGTAACGGTTCGTAGATAAAGCTTCCTTTCATCGACAGCGAATAGGCTCCGCAGTTCTGAATATGCACTATGTCACCAATCCTAGGATATATATGAGCATTTCTGCTGATAAAATCCTCCTCCATGCAAGTATATCCGCATATTGTGGTTTTGGAGTGATTTGCATCGCGTGTGATATTTTCAATCGGCAGATCTTTGTAATCAGCTATCATTCCACAGTCATAAGAGCTCACTGATAATGTTGCAACCAGTCCGTCTCGAATTTCTTTAACATTTTCTATTCTTGCAAGAACTGTAACTGCATCAGCTATCAGCGCTGTACCCGGTTCGAGAATCAGCTCCGGCATTGTCCCTCTTGACTCTGCATAGTTATTCATCTCAGCTCCTACTATTTCAGCATAATCCTTAAATGTTGGGATTTCTCCGAACTGAGCCGCCAGCTCCGGAACCATTCGGCCATACATATGTCCGCCTAAATCAATATATTTCAAAGGATATCCAAGTTCTTTTTCCAGCTTTTCTGCAATTCTTAAAACATACTGTGTTTTTTTCTTCCAGGTATCGAGAGATCTGCTTCCTCCCACATGGCAGTGTATTCCAGCAAGCTTGTGTCCTTCTCTTCCGAGCTTTTTTGCTGCTCCCAACGCTTCTACTTCGTTCATGCCAAACCTGCTATCCTCGTAGCGTATTCTTATACCCACTTCCAGATCCTTTATGTCAACCTTTTCCGCACTATTCAGGAAAAATCTGAGGGCATCTACTGATTCTATATTAACCTTGCCGTTGAAGCGTGCCACTTCGAGCATTGATATATCAGGTATGATGCCGTTATATATAACCTCTCTTCCTGATACTCCTACCACTTTTCTTGCTATATCTTTTTCCATCGGAGATGTAACCTCTGCATATCCTCCCAGTGTGTGAACTATACTTCCTATCTCAGGCATCCAGTTCGTCTTGTACGAATATCCGATGCTGGTGTTAGGATATATCTGTCTAAACTCGTTCTGCAGGTCTGTAAAATTGCGTATGAACCTGTCAGCGTTAAACAAATACACGCCTCTCATCGAGTTATTTCTCATTATTTCTGCTAAATTCTTTCTCTGCAGCTTCTTATACTCCATCTATGCCCCATCCTTCCTGTTTGTGCTCTTCTTTTTCTTTACTAACCGGCTTCATCACGATATCGTCATACCATACGGAGCGCGCTTTAATCTTTCGGGTCGGTGTTACTATGGTTTTCTTTCCCTCAAGGCCTAAATCCCTGATTAAATTGAGATAGTCCACCTCATTTCTGCATACAATCATTACATAATCGTATCTCTCATACCTTAGATGTTCCATCGCATCAAGGTTTTTATTTTTCGGACCTTTTTCCTTAGCATCTATGCCAAGGTCTAACGTCAGGTCTGCTGTCCATTCTGACAAAAGATTCATGTCCCAGTCGCCGGCATGTGTGTTGTCTTTAATATTAATTGCCCTAAGCTCGGCTTCTGTATAGCCGTACAGCTTTTTGACAAGCACTGTCGCTTCCGGGTTGTTCCTTTTCATGAGCTCAACCCTCTGATTGCCGGCTATAATATTGTCGTTCTCATCCAACAGGATCAGACCAAAATCGCCCAGCGTTTCAAGTGACTGTTCAAGCTCCTCGGCTTTTTTCTTTCTGATTTTTCTCGGATTGCCAAAGCCGTTTTTTATTTTCTGCACCGGGAAATTTTCAATTACTTCAATTCTTTTCTCCATGATTTGCTTCTCCTCTCCCTCAATTACTGTTAATTGCATAATAAAAAGACCGCTGAGGGAATCGGCGGTCTTTCTATCGGAGTATTTTTGTAAAATGTCTGAGCTACTGTCGTTGTTCTCTTTTTCTCCCATTTGAAGGAACACCCGGGGCATTGGGTAGACCATAGCGAAAGGCTTGTCCCGGGAAAACTCATGGGAAAAAAGAGCACTTCCATAGCACCTGCAATCAATCAACAGAACTTCTTTCGTTATTCTGTATCATTTTTTGCAATTTACACTATATCATTAGTCATTATGACGGTCAAAAGAAATAAAAAGGAAATTGCCATTATGCTAGTCCTTGATTTCATACAACACCATTGCATCTAACCCAAAAAACAGTGTTGTAAGCTCGTTCCTGGCTTCCTTTGCATCTTTCTGGATATTGCTGATATCGGTCTGGTAGAGTTCAGCAATTTCCTTGGTGGATTTCTTTGCGTTCTCTCTATCGAGATACATATAATAAATCACAAACCATCTTCTTTTCACCGGTTCCTGGGGTGATTTCAGGCAGTTCTCCTTATATACACCTAACATCCGGTCTACATGTGCCATAATGAACTTAACTGCATTTACTCCTCTGTACTGCCTATGTAACGTCTTATCATCATCGAAAATGTGAAATTTGGTCATTACATCCATATTCATCAGTGTTTCATCGACCTGCTCCGCTTGTTCCAGCGTTACTACTGCCTGATCTGCATAGTCTTTCAGCTTTGTGTAGTTCTCTAGTAGCTTCTTTGTTCGGAATAGCAGCCCTCTCCATTCCGCTTTTTTCTTCTGTTCCTCAAGATTGATATATTTTGCGACTCCATCTTCGACAGCGTTCTGACATATCTTGCGCAATTCCTCTTGATTGAGGGTTATCTGTTTGCTTTTACCCATTTCATACCTCCCGGTGCTCTGCTTGACATTTTTTTGTTATTTGGTATCATGTAATTACCATTCTTTTACACGATTCCCTGGTCTGCGTAAGCGCCGGGGGATTTTTTATTTCCGCCTGAATTGATTAGCGTATTTACATGTAGCAAAATGTGATATATAGCCATACCCGTCAGCGTGTTCGGCATCGTTCGTAACCGTTCCGGCTACCACATTACCATTTCTCAACACTATCCTGTCTTTTCCTCCACACTTATAGTTTACAAAGTTGGTGTTGACCGGCATTGATTTACCTGATTTCATCCTCAGGAACATTATCTGAGCTCCGCATCTTGAGCAACGTGTAATCGAGCTGCTGCTACTCTTCATCTTCTTCGCCTTCTTCCGTTGGTTCATCATAATCGTAATCGCCATTCTCAGCTTCATCTGCGCCCATATCCGGCTCTTCATCCGGCACGTCAATAAAATCTGTATCTATCGGCTCATCCTTACTCTCCGGACCCGGTAATGCGTTTCCGCGCTGTTCTTCATCACTGTCGCTTTTAAGTGTATCTTCAAAATCCGGGTCAAAAATGCTTCGCTGTGTTCCTCCGGTGATGTTCTTCAGCACGTACCTCTGCAGTTCATCATCCCACTGTAAATCCATTCTGATATCATTTTTGCTATCCAGTGAGTTTTTAAGAGGTACCGACGTTGTTACCTTATGCTTGATAACCGGACGTCTGATTTCACGTACCGTTCCGTCATTGTTATCTACCAAATCATCTATCAGTGTCAGGTCTACTTTCAGCGTAATGCTTCCTTCTTCTGATTCAGCGGTTTTCATCTTTTCAAGCAGTTCCTGCATAAGTAAATCAAAGTTTGCCCTTGCACTGCTAAATACATCGCTATCAAGTGAAAGTTCTTTATAATCCTTTGTTGCCATGCTTATCGCCTCCTATCTGCCTTATTCCGACTTTCAATCGTATTTGTCTATAGTTTGTATCATTACTTCAACTCGTGGCTTTTCTGAGTAAAATTTGCGTACCTGACAGTCTACTATCTGGGTATCATCCCTGTAAGCTATCTTATTAAGCGAATCCGCTATTATTTTGATTACATTGTCCATGTCGGGCTTCTTAGTCGGTCTTATGTCTCCACTCAGCATAGCTGCGTGTCTTTTTTTGGATGCTGATTTAGGTATGCTGTAATATGCCTTTATCCTCATATCTAGCATTGCATCATCCGGAAACATCTGCTCGCCGCATGCCTGCGTATACTCCATCTTTACCAGTGTTTCATAATTCACGGTGTCCTTGGGCGTAATAGCATGTCCGGTATTTCTGCAGAATCTTGGCCTGCCTTTTCCTTTGGGCACTCCCATAACGGTAAAATTAATTCGCATTTTTGTTACCTCTCGTGATATAAAATAAGTTTCAGGATTACTCCAGCAAGCCTTTCATCCGTCCGAACCTTTCCGCTGCTTCCTGCTCCCTGAAAGACGTTCCGGATATCTCAACCGGGTAGCATGTCTCAAATATCCTGTCATACACTCTCTTGTAGCGTATATCCGCCTTGTAAAGCATTTCTTCCAGTGTCAGGTTGGTTGTCAGTATCATCGGTTTATTTGCCCTTGTACGGCTGTCTATAACGTTGTATACCTTTTCAAGGGCGTAGTCTGTACTTCTCTCGGCTCCTAAATCATCAATGATGAGTAGTGATGCACTGTTGAGTATCTGGATATAATTAGCTTCATTGCTGTTGCCTTGGATGTCCTGCAGGATTTTAACAAACGATGTCATGATTACCGGTATATTTTTATACATCAGTGCATTTGCTATGCAGGCTGATGTGTAGCTCTTTCCGGTACCAACCGGGCCGTAAAATATCAAGCCCTGATTGCTGGCTTTCATTTCACCAAATTTCTCCACATAGTTTAAGGCTATCTTGTGTGCCTTCCGGTTCTCTGGTCTGTCTCTGTAGCGTGAGAAGGAAGCTGTTTTGTATTTGCTCGCCATCATGGATGCGTCTTTGAGCCTGTTAATCTCAATCATGCGTTCCTTGTACTCGTTCTCCTTCTTGATTTTCTCGTTTACCTCCTGCTTGCATTTACACAGGCATGGGACAACCTTCTGGAATGTTCCAAGCTCAATTCTGTACTGCTTCTTGCCTCCACATCTGCCACACCTATACAGTCCATCCTCACCCAGCTTATCCTCCGGGTTTATTTTATTAATATCATCCTGCTTAAAATTCAACGGTAACAGTCCCGAATAATTGCTCATTATATCTCATTCCTCCTGTGTTCTTCTAACACTCGTGCAAACGGATTCTCACCATCCTCGAACTTCCGGACCGGTTCTGATGCATATGGAGTGTACTGCGTATATGCTGTATTCTGCCGTTCCTGTGTATCATGTTCCAGATAGTCCACAAACGGCTTTGTGTCGCTTAGAAACGTCTTTGGATGCTTGATAAAGCGGGTTTCTGTATGTTCTGCCTCGCATGTGGCTCTATAATTTTTTGCTGCCTGCGTGAGTTGCTCATCCGTATACCCTTCTTTCAGCCTTGTCTTGTATTTCTTGAAGGCATTTTCCTTTTCGACCTTCCTTGGATATGAAGCCCAGAACTCCTCAAATTCCGGCGTATATTCTATTGCTCTCTTTGCCTTTTTCTTTGGCTCCGGTTCCGGTTCGGGTTGTTCCGGCTTGTTTTCCGTCTCGGTCTCCTGTTGATTCTGCCTGCAACTATCAAATGCCTCATGCGGTATATCACAGCTTTCTTCCGGCTGTTTCGCCTGTTCCTGCTGCGCTTTCCGGGCTCGATACTGCCTTGATCTCTCAGCGTCCTTTTCTCTCCTGTCTTGGCCGCTCATGTAGTCTATGTAATAGCTTCTCCAGTCTGTCCAGTCATGCACCGAAAGCCCTCTGTCGCCTCTGTCTATCCATCCGCAGTCTATCAGATTGCTTACTATGTCCGGTATATCCTCCAGTCTGTCCGGAGCAAACCCCGGGCGAAGTGCATCCTCTATGTCCTCAGTGTCCGCTGCTACGATTGTTCCGTGGCTGTCGGTATTGTCAACAGCCCACAGCCACAGTCTAATCAGGATTCCGACAGCTTCGTTCTGACTGATATTTGATTTTTTTGCAAAGTTTCTCAGCTTTCCACCCATCAGCTTCTGGTCTACCGTTATCCATGCCATTTACTCAACCTCCAATTACAATGTTGCTGTCAGGTCTGAAATACCGATAGGTGCTTTCAGTACCTTTGTATTTCTGCAATATAAGCACTGCTCGCATCTGTCCGGCTCAGCTCCGTTATATTTCACTTCCAGTATTCGAGGCATATTGTGTTCAACAATGCTCATAGCCTCTTTCAAATAGTTGTCGTGGATGTATATTACCTCGATGTTTATAGCCTCTTCTTTGCTTATTCCTGCTATATAGAACGGTAAACGCTTTCCGGTGTTCTGATATACGATTTCCTGATATATCGCTCCCTGGATGTCATAGCCCCAATAACGAACAAAATCGAGATATCCGATATCCGGCACATATCCGAACTTGGTCAGCGACTGCATGTATTTCAGGTCAACGATTGCTTTTCCCTCAATATAGCTGTCCATCTTGATTTTCCACTTGCTTCCAAAAAGCAAGCCTGTCATGATTACCTGCTTCTCTCCGCTCATGTACGCTTGGAATAGAGGGTCGCGCAGGCTTCGCTCTATGGCTCTTTCAGCCCTCATGTACTCGCTTCTTAATGTTCCGTCACGCTTGAAGCACTCCGGATGCTCTTCCTTGAATTTGTCAAGAGTGCCCTCATAGAATGAGTCGACATAGCTTCCCTCCAGTAGAGCTGTGCGGTTAGGCTGTTCGTATTCTCCACGAATCTTAGCCATAGCCTGAGCTTCACATCCTACCCTGCCGTAGGTGCCGACAAAATCTTTGAACTGTGACACACTCATATATTCATAATTTGCTATGTCTGAATAGTAATTATCTGCTGTCAGTTCCATTTCAAGCCTCCTTACAACCGCACTCTCTATATTTAGCACCTACAAAATGGATATATTCAGTTACCTTTTTGTACTGTTCAGGTGTCGCTTTAATCTGGATGGAGTATATGTTATCACCATCCGGCGCGGTATTTGTAACCGTATTATGTGCGCATGTCCGTGTAGTATGATCTTCATGTGGCGCTATCACCTCCGGTTTCTCATATACCTGTTTTGGAGCTTCTGACTGCTCCTGTACGACTTTTGGCTCTGCTTCTCGAAGTTCCTCCTGTCGTCTGCGTTCCTCTTCTCTCCTAGCCTCTTCCTTCTGTCTCTTGATGATACCCTCTTTCTGCTTGCGCATTTCCTGTACTTTCGTCATAGCGTCTGACAGCTTAAGGTTTCTCTTGTACTCCTCAACAGCATAGTTTGTAAATTCTTCTTCTATTCCGTTGATAACCTCGAGATCTGATCTGATACTCTGTGCCGTATCATCAATAACTTTCTTCCATTCAGTTTTTTTGGCTGTGGCATTTTCCCATCTTGTGTCATATATAGCCTCAGATGCCTTTGATTTGATAACTTCGCCAAATTCTTCAAAGGCTTTACCCATATACTCATATATAGCTTTTCTTGCCGCCTCTTTGCGCCTTGTCTCATATTCCTGTATTTGGTCACTGATAACACCGATAGGCTCGTCTATCAGAGCTATAAGCTCTTTTGCCTGTTTCTCGATGTTTTCATACGGCTTCAAACACTCTTTCTTGATGTCAATTTTCTTATCATTGACCGCCTTTGACAGCTTTCTCAGCGATGCAAGGTCTTTTTTCGCATCCGTAATATTATCATCGCTGTACTGCATTTTTCTGTATACAGACAATTTGTCCGATACATTCTGCTTCAATTCCTCAAAGTTCCAGGTTATCGAACCCGGTACCTGATTTACTACTACCTCAAATCCTTTAGTTTTACCCATGCTATTGTTCCTCCTGGCTTATTTATTAATTAAACGGCATTTCATTGTCCATTTCTGGTGGAATGAAAAATTGCTCGTCTGGTGCTGTATTCTGCTGTGGTGGTATAACCTCAGTTTCTACCGGTTCCGGTCGTTTAGTGCCTGCTTCCATATAGCTTCCCACTGTGGCTTTTGCTGGCTTCTGTTCGATTCCTTCTGTTTTTTTGTTCTCGAATACGTCAATGACCTTTTCTGCTCCCGATAACTGCTCGGCTGGTTTTCTGTTTGTGCTATTGCTATTTTCAAATTCAAAGCCTGAGCCCTCCTCATATGCCTTAATCAGCTCAACCTTATCAAGATTCAGGTCTATCAGCTTGCTCAGACGTCGTATTACCGTCTTTTTGTACATCTCTCCGGTTGATTCCTTCCACGCCTGACTGTTGACTGCCTTAGAATAAGTGTCTCGCGTGTGTATGATTTCTTCTTTGCTCATGCTGTCATATTTGATGGTTCCATCCTTGTATATCACAACTGCAAAAGCTCCGATAATCGGCTTGTTTGAGAACGGTACCGGTTTGAAGTCAAGCTGCTGCACTCCTGCATGCACTCCTTCGTCGTACATATCGCCCTCTCTGACTACCTTTGCGTATATATCCTTGATTGGATCATCACTGAACCGCTTACAAACCTTTATTTCGCCCTTGTAGTCGGTCTGAAACTGCATCTCTGCGCCATATGGGATTGCATAACACTCCTGATTCATGAAATCCAGTCCAAGATATGCGCCCTTCATGAAGCACATCACTATAGAGTTGATAGAAACTTTCTGAAGCTTCTCTCTCTTTTTTTGCTCTTTCAGCATATCCTGAATCACTGTTATGCAGTTCATAGCGAATCGCATCTGATTGAATCCAGGCGGTAATACATCCTTCTT